CTAAGAGCTAGTCAATTAAGAAGAGATACTGATAATAATAAAAATTTAACATTTGATTTAAATTTAATAGATAAATCAATAATAAATTATATAAAATATACTATTAAACCTACTATTATAGAAAATAATAATTCAATAAATGTACCTGTTTTATTTGCTACTCCCGAAAGGTGGAAAAATATACAACAGAGTGGAATATATAGAGATGCTAAAAGTAAACAATTGATGGTACCACTTATAGCAATAAACAGAACATCAATAAATAAAAATGATCAACTTCCTATACAGGATTTTGAAAATAATTTATTTAAAGTAATTAAAACTGGATGGACATCTACAAATAAATATGATTCATTTAGTGTTAATAATAATTTATTAAAATCAAATACATATTATTCTACTATAGTACCTAGATATATTAAAATATCATATAATATAATATTATGGACAACATATACATCTCAAATGAATAAATTAGTTGAAAAATTTATATTTTTTGAAAATAGATATTGGGGTGATAATATATATAAATTTAGAACAAAATATGATAATATTACTAATAATGTAGAAGTAACTTCTGGAAAAAATAGATCTATTAAAAGTACATTTGATCTAGAAGTATCGGCTTATTTATTACCAGATAATTATAAAGAACAATTAACTACACAAAAATATATAAGTCCGTCAAAAATTAGTATAAAAAATGAAACTATTACGAAAATAATTTAATCCTGCTAAAATTTCCATATATTTATATTATATATAAATATATAAAATATGAAAATAATAGAAGAATTTTTAAATCCAGGTCAATGGATTCCGCAATCACAACCAAAATCACAAATAGTATTACATCATACCGTTAGTTCAACTGTAAGTTCAACCGTTAATTGGTGGAATCAAACAAAAGATAGAGTTGGTGTAGCATATATAATAGATAAAAATGGAGATATTTGGAATGTTTTTCCAGATGATGAGTGGGCATATCATTTAGGAAAAGGTACTACATCATATCATAATAAAAAATCAATAGGAATAGAAATTATAAATGAAGGTCCTTTGATTAAAAAAAATAAACAATATTATTGGTTTGATGGAAAGGCAAAATACTCTGGTAATTTAATTAATTATCCATGGCGTAATTATGAATATTGGCCAATATATACCGATGAACAATTTTTATCATTATCAAAATTATTAAAATTATTATTATTAAAATATAATAATATTAATAAAGAATTAATTACACATAATGAATATGATAAAAATTTATTAGAATTTAATGGAATAATATCACATTGTAATGTTAGATTAGATAAAACAGATACTAGTCCAGCATTAGATAAAAATTTATTAAGTAAAATAATAAAGTCAAATAAACATATAGGAAAAATATATTCATATGATGAATTGTTAAGTACTATAAATAGTTAACAACAAAATAAATAAAGGATAAAAATGGAAAACAAAGATAAATCATTTAAATTAACACCAGAAGAATTAAGTAGTATTAATAGTATAAGACAAAATTTTAATGAAATTACATTTTCACTTGGTCAAAATATGATAGAAAATATGAACTTAAACAATACACTTAAACTTAATATTGAAAATAAAGAAAAAATAATTTCTACAATTGATGATATTAAATTAAAAGAAAAAGAATTATTAAATCAATTAAAAGAAAAATATGGAAATGGAAATATTGATTTAGCTACAGGTGTAATTACTTTAGATGAAAAACCAAACGTAGAAGAAAAATAAAAAATATAAAATTTTAGGAGAAAAATATGAATGAAAAAATAATTTCACCTGGTGTATTTACAAAAGAAAGTGATAAAACTTTTTTAGCAGCAGGAGTATCAAATATAGGAGCAGCTTTTATTGGCCCAACATTAACCGGACAAGCATTTATGCCTATACAAGTAAATAGTGGTAATGAATATGATGAATTATTTGGAGGTGATTATGAATATTCTTATATACCATATAGTGTTAAACGATATATAAAAAATGGTTGTGCACCAATAATTGTTAGAGTACTTAGTACAGAAGGTTGGAGTGACACAGAAACAAATGGTCCTAATGATGCATTAGAAATATTTGATAGTACAGGAAAAACGGCAGCAATATTAGTTGCTACATCTGGAAGTACATTTCCAACTTTCACTTCAATAAATGGAAATAATACTAATTTTGTATTATCAGCATCAACAGGATATGTGAGTGCATCATTTGATTTAGCAAATAATAATCATATAGAAAAAATATTTGGTACATCACCTGAACATAAAAATGGTAATGCCTTAGCAGCATCATTATATTGTTATTCATTATTAAAATATACAGCTAATACTAATACATTAACAGCTCCAACTGGTACTGTATCTACAGGAAGTTTAAGTAATTTAACATTTACTACTAATGCTAGTTATTCTCCTGCACATACACCATATATAACATCCCAAACATTAAATAATAGTAAGTATAATTTATTTAGATTTAAAACAATATTTGATGGGACTAGTGCTAATAAATTATATAAAGTAGTTATAGATAGTATAACAAAACCAGCATCTGGATCAACTGATTATGGTACATTTAATGTTGTTGTTAGAAGTTTTGATGATACTGATACAATACCAAACCCATTAGAAACATTTTCAAATTGTTCTTTGGATCCAAATAGTTCTAATTATGTGTTGAAAAAAATTGGTAATCAATATTCAACAATAGATTCAAATGGTAAAATAACAGTTTATGGTGAATATGAACAAAAAAGTAAATATATTAGAATTGATGAAGCTGTTGGTATAAATTCATTACCAAATCAGGTTGTTCCATTTGGTTATACATCATATTATAATATATTTTCTGGATCAACAATGCCAGATATACCAACAAAATCTTATCAAGGTACTGCAGATATATATAATAGTAAAATACCATGGGGTATTAATTTTGATAATAAAGATGTGGCAGAATATTTTAGTCCAATTGCAGATGGTGCAGAAGCAATAACAGCAACATCATTAAGTTTAGATGATAAATTTGGTCATAATAGTTCATCATTATATAGTGGATCATTATCTGCTTCAACTGCTCCTACAGAAATGTTAAAATTTGTGGTGGGATTTCAAGGTGGATTTGATGGAACTGCTCCAAATAAAGGTAAAGCAATGGGTAGTTCAATAACATCTACAAATGCATTTGGTTTTGATTGTTCAACATCAACTGCAAAAGGCACTATAGCATTTAAAAAAGGATTAGATACTATATCAAATCCAGATGAATTTGATATTAATATGATAGTTGCACCAGGAATAATGCAACAATATCATTCACAAGTAACATCTCATGCTCGTCAAATTTGTAGTGATAGACAAGATTGTTTTTATTTAATGGATTCTGTAGGATTAAATGATAATATTGCAACTGCAGTTTCTAGTGTAAGTGGAATAGATGATAATTATACTGGAACATATTATCCTTGGGTTAAAATAAGTAATCCAACACTTGGCAAACAACAATGGGTACCACCTACAACACTGTTACCAGCAACTTTTGCATTTAATGATAAAACTGCAGCAGAATGGTATGCACCAGCTGGATTAAATCGTGGTGGATTAACTGATGCAATAGATGTAAGAAATAGATTAACACATTCTGAAAGAGATACGTTATATGAAGGTAGAGTAAATCCTATAGCATCATTTCCAAATCAAGGAATAGTAGCTTGGGGTCAAAAAACACTTCAGAAAAAAGCATCTTCACTCGATAGAATAAATGTTAGAAGATTATTAATTTCATTGAAAAAATTTATAGCATCATCTGGAAGATATATTACTTTTGAACCTAATTCAAATTCAACTCGTAATCAATTTTTATCAATTGTTAATCCATATATAGATTCTGTAAAAAGAAATAATGGTGTTTATGATTATAAAGTTGTTATGGATGAAACAAATAATAGTCCAGATGTTATTGATAGATTAGCTTTAGTTGGAGATATATATATACAACCAACTCGTGGTGGCGAATTTGTTAAATTAAATTTCAATTTAATGCCTACGGGAAGTAGTTTTAAATAAAATATACTTTATAAATTATAAGAGGTCTTATAAGACCTCTTTTTTTATTTTAAATAAAATTATATTTTTATATATTTATTATTAATTATAATGATTTAAATTAAAGAGTAATATGAAAGTTAATGAAATAGATAAAAGTAGAAAATCAGATTTTAAATCTGCTACTATTAAATTTAATACAGAAAGAGATTTGGAATTAGGTACCAAGTTTCTTCATAAACTTAGCCAAAATTATAATTATTATTTTGATTATTCTATTCCATTTATGATTAATAGAGATGGAGGAGTAAAGGCATCTTCTGATCAATTAAATAAAATTGAAAAATTATTTAAACAATTAAATAAAACTAAAAATTTAACAATAGAATTTATTAGAGAAAATAAA